ATATTATATATAATAGTTTTTATAATGTCAAGTATAAAAATAGACAAATTTATTATATATTATATTATATATATTATTCAAATTTACGCTTGACAATTATAAAATAAATAGATAATATAAAGAAAAACAAAGTGAAAGGTCGTATAAAAATGACACGGGAAGAAGCGATTACCCTTTTTGAAAAACAGCTCACAGCGGCGCGAGTGGTGCTTGATAGCGGATTTGGTAGTAATCCGGGAGAGAACGACATTCTATACCGTAGGAGAAAAGAGATGGCTGAGATTGCTCTCTCCGCCCTCACCCCACCCACGCAGGAGCAGATGGAGCGGGTGTTTGGCGGAAGCTGGGAGGGCTCGGCGGACGGCTATGCAGACGGAGAACTGATCTACGATATGTGGACATGCAGCAAGTGCGGGCATCTCATTGACGAGGAGGACGACCCTGATATGCTCCCAGATTTCTGTCCCAAGTGCGGGGCGGCAAATACCGACAAGGCGCGGGAAATTGTCAAGAAGAGATTGGAGGTGCTGAACGATGCGACCGATTGATGCAGAGGGGAAACCTGTGCTTGACGCACTACCCACCATCGACGCCGTGCCTGTGGTCAGGTGTCGGGAGTGCAAGTATGGCAAAGAGAGTAAAATTTCCTTTGATTGTGATGGGAAAACTTCTCTTTGTGAATGTCCGCACATAATGTTGATACACCAGTGGGATGAGTATTGCAGTTTTGGCGAACGAAAGAGAATCAGTCACGAAGAATAATTAGAGCGATTATATTCTTCTAATTTGCTATTGCATGGATTAATAAAAAAATAATGTAAAAAAAAGGAGAAAATATGAAAAAATATGTAAAAGAAAATATATTTGATTCACGTGAAGCAATTCTTGAAGAAGCAGAAAGAATTGTTTCGCAAGATCGTAACAAAGAATATGGTGGACCTGAAAATTCTTTTTCTTTAATTGCTAAACTTTGGGAGCCTGTAATTCGTTCAAGATGTGTAGCTGATGGGACAGAAGTAAAAGTAGACGAAGTAACAGTAGCTTTACTTATGGCTTTATTAAAAATTGCTCGTGCGTCTTCTAATCAAAATCATATAGACAGTTGGATAGATTGTTGTGGATATATGGCTTGTGGTGGAGAATTGGCGATGTTGGAGGTAAAAAGTTGAATAAAACAACATGTAAAGTATGCGGGTATGTATTTGAATTAACTAAGAAGCGACATTATATTGCCCGTGAAAAAACAGAACTATTTCTTTTACCTTCTAATAAAATGGAGCCTACCTTATACGATGCCTTTGATTGCCCTAATTGTGGGTGTCAGTATATTGCTAATGAAAGAAAAAGAGTATTTTCAAAAGGAGATAAAAATGGCACGGAAAGAAGCGACTAAATTTGCAGAACATGCTGTGAATATAACCGACATACCAGAGGTCAAGTTGTTTTATGGGCTGGCACAGGCTATGGCTGAACAATGGGGCGGTATGTGCCCACCGGAGGGAGAGGAGGACACCTGATGGATGTTGAGAAGTTGATTGAGCAGTTAAATGGATATTTTGAGGGGAAAGAATTGGGAAGGGGCGTTGCGCTTGATGCCGCTACCGCCCTCTCCATGCTCCAGGCTGAAAACGAGAAGTTGCAGAAGATGCACCAGGAAGAAAAAGTAATTTGCCATGAAACCCAACTTGAGTTGGAGCGGATGAAGAAAATAATGAGAGAGAACAGAATTATGGTTATCCCATCAGAATATCCCGGCAGCACAGAAAAGTGGAATATTCAGAAGCCACGCGATAAGAAGGAGGAATTGTAAAATGAATAAATGCAGCCTGTTTGATATGACCTTTTCAGAAATCATTGAGGATATTTTTGGGGTTTCATTTGATCGCCTGTGGGAACTGGCCTTGGCGGACAGAGAGAGGCGGTGCGTGGTGATGCCGTGCCAACCTGGAGATAAAGTTTCATATAAGAGTAGCGTAGGATTGCGGTGCAATGCGGTTATTAAGGATTACACGCCTGAAAATATCTTTATCACGGCGGAGACTGAAATACCGAATGCAGAGCCATTAAGTCATACATTCTCGATTTTGGAAATTGAGGCCGCACTACGGAGGGAAAAGGAATGAAGGAGTACATTGAGAGGGCACAGCTCTTAAAAAATCTTGGGTATGATGAAACAAGACGAGCTGATGTCCTTCCTGGGTCAACGTTTGATATTGTTCTGAAAGAGCCCGCCGCCGACGTTGCGGAGGTGAGGCACGGGAGATGGATTAAGTATAAATATTTTGACGAGTGTAGTGAATGCTATACAATGGTTATTCTTCGTTATAATTATTGTCCAAACTGCGGCGCTCGTATGGGTAAGGAGAACGAGCAATGAAAATACATATCCCAGCTTTTGAGGCGATGGCCAAGGGAAACGAGCACATGAACCACGGACCACTTGATATTGACCTGGGGCCTGATGTGGTGGAGGCGGTGCGCTGTAAAGATTGCCGATACTATCAAGACGCAAGAATCAACAAGAAGGGGTTTTTGATTTGCCCAGCGTCCGGAATGGAAATTACCGAAACGGATTATTGTTCTTATGGCGTTCGCATGGAGGTAGAGGATTAAAATGGGTGATTACATCAGCAAAGAGTTGTGCGAAGAACAGGCGGAATATGACGTAAATCATAACCTTGTTATTCCACTGTATAAAATCAGAAGGATGCCTGCCGTTGATGCTGTGAAGCATGGGCGTTGGGAGTTCTTAGGGCCAAACCGCTTAATTAAAAGCTGTATGTGCGGAACTTGTAGCGTGTGCCACGTTAGATCAAAATTCATTTCAAATATTGCAATTTGTCCCACTTGTGGCGCGCACATGGATGGAGAGATTAAGAATGAGACCAATTGATGCTGATATGTTGCAAGAACTATACAATAAGCGGATTTTTGATACTTGGAATAACGAAACTGCTCCTGTATCATGGGCAGCGACATATGCAGATTTCAAGGATGATATAGATAGTATACTCACCATTCCACAGCCCAGCAATGAACCGCTGACATTGGAAGAACTGTGGGAGATGAATGAAGAGCCTGTATGGGTACAAAATCTTGAAGAACCGGGGAAAAGCCAGTGGAGACTATTATATTGGGACAGAGGAAAACACCTTGTCCTGTAAAGCATATCAGTCCAGGGTTATTTACTGGAAGAGTACGGAGAATCTTGGCTTGCCTATCGTTACCCACCGGAGAAAAAAGACAAAATTAATTGGCATTATTAATAATATTCGTCAAAATTGTTAATAATAATCGTTATATTTTGGTATAATTTATAAAAATAATAATTTGACAATTAAACATAATTATGTTAATCTTATTATAAACAATAAAGTGATAATGAGGGAATACGATATGTTTAATTTTTTTATTCAAAAATTATTAAATAATAAAATACAATTAGAAATTGATAAAAAACAAGAAGAATTAAATACAATTAATTTACAACTTCAAATTTATAAAAAAGAATTAGATGAAACAATAAATTTATTAGGAACTAATAAAGGATTAATTGAATTACAAGATATAGGAATAGAATATATTCCTGAAATTACTTCTTTTGTTGAGATTAACACTAAGATAGATCAAATTAAAAAAGAAATGGCTCAACTTATATCGAGAAATGCTTTATATATAATTATAAAAGAGTATAAAGTAGATCATTCTTTAGCAAAAGGTATTTTATTTCAACATTCTTATTGTGAAAGTTTATTGTTTGGATTTAATTCTTTTTTTGATAGAAAGAAAAAAAGCGTAACTTCTCAAAATTTGTCAAGAAGTATAGATTTAATCACTAATAATTTTAACCGATGTAATAAAAAGGCTTCAATAATTGGAGTAAAAATTAACGAGGAATATTTACATTTAAGTATCAGATTATTAAAATTAGAATTAGATAAAAAAATAGCGCAAATTAACGAAAAAGAAGAAGCTAAAAAAGCAAGATTTAAATTAAGAGAACAAGAAAAATTACTTTTTGAAGCAGACAAAGAGAAAAAAAGACTTGAAAAGGAAAGAAAAGATTTAGAAAAAATTTTAAGCCAATCTATTACAAAAGAAGATCAAGAACAAATTAAAAATAAGCTCGCTGAAATTGATAAAAGACAAAATGAGATTGATTGGAGAATTAATCATAGTTCAGCTGGATGGTTGTATATAGCAACTACTAAATCTATGCCAGGTATGTATAAAATTGGTTGCACAAGAAGATTAAATCCTTTAATTAGGTTGTCTGAATTATCAAGTGCCAGCGTACCTTTTGTATTTGAATGTAATGGTTTGGTTTTTTCAGAAAATGTTTTTGATATAGAAACAAAGATACATCAAAGATTGGACTCAAAAAGAGTAAACAAAGAAAATAAACACAAAGAATTTTTTTACGGAAATCCAAATGATACAATAACCATTCTTAAAGAAGAATTTGATATTAAGGTTCATTATGCCAATGAAATTGGTATAAATATAGAAGAATAAAAAGGAGATATAATTATGAAAGAAACTTCTATTGAAAGAATCGTTGGAGAAGAAAAATGCACTTTATATACAAGCGAACGTAAATTTATTTCAAAAATTGAGCAATATAAAGAAATTTATCCTGATTTAGTTGATTTTGAAAAAAACTCTGATGGAAGTATTGTTGCACATGTACCTTTTGATTGGTTTAAATTTATTTCTCCTAAAAAGAAGAGAGTGCTAACAGAAGAAGAAAGAAAAGCTATTGGAGAAAGATTGAAAAGAGCAAGAGATATGCTTGATTAAAACAAAAGGAGTATAAAAATATTTTATGATTTTAACTGGAGATGCAATTTATAAACGATTAGGAAATTCAATTATTATTGATCCTTTTGATTTTAACAAACTTAATCCTAATAGCTATAATTTAACTTTAAACAATAAATTATTAGTTTACAACAAACAAAAATTAGATATGAAAATCAATAATGATTATCATATTGTTGAAATTCCTGAAGAAGGTTTGTTGTTAGAACCTGGAAGAGTATATCTGGGTAGAACCAATGAATATACTGAAACTCAAAATCTTGTTCCTATGTTAGAAGGGCGATCTTCCCACGGACGTTTAGGATTATTTGTACATATTTCTGCTGGATTTGGAGATATTAGTTTTAGAGGATATTGGACTTTAGAATTAAGTTGTGTTCAACCAATAGTGATTTATCCAAATATTGACATTTGTCAAATTTATTATCATACTATTATTGGTGAAGTTTTAACTAAATATCAAGGTAAATATCAAGATAGCCAAGATGTAATAACAAGCCAAATATATCAAGAATTATTTAGTAAATAAATAAAAATGAATACAAAAACAATTCATTTTGATAAACGAAGAAACAATAAAGAAAATGTCTATAAAGTTTCAAAACTCTGAGACGGAAAAAATATTTTCTGTATCTAATATGGAGGAGGCCAACATGAGCAAGCCAAAAATTTGTGAAGTGCTTAGGGTGGAGGTAAATCAGAGCTTCCAGTTTAATGATTTCCCATTTGACGAAGTGAAAAGTTATCTTATCGGCCCAGGTGGAAAAATTAGAAATGTACATGGTGGGGAAGTGACCTCCAGTGAACTTTGTTATATTATCAATCACTCTGACTACATCATCCGCGAGCCCCGCTGGACGGAGCAGGAGGTGGAGAGGGCGAAGGCTATCAAGATGTTATACTCAGAGGCAGAAAGCATTGAGATGTATGGCTTCGGCATTAGAGTTTTCAACAGGAAACTTGTCATTGCAACACTCGACCCCTCTTTGTTTCCTTCTCTTCGCCAAAATGAAATCATCACCCTTGACGAGATCATCGGAGGTGCAGAATGAGAGAGATCCTTTTCAAAGCCAAGCGGATAAGCGATGGAGGTGAGCAGTATGGGGAAGCCGATTGATATTACAGGGAAAAAATTCGGGAAATTAACCGTATTAGGAGTACATCACTTAGGGAAAAGAAACACTCGATATTGGCTTTGTAAATGTGAATGTGGAAAAGAAACAGTGCAAATTAGCGCAAATTTGAAAAGCGGAAGAATAAAGTCTTGTGGATATCAAAGATATATTGAACTATCTGAAAGAAACAAAAAACACGGGATGGCGGGAACGAGAATTTATAGGATTTGGAGAGGTATGATATCTCGTTGCAAATATAAAACGGCAACTGGCTATGAAAACTACGGAGCGCGTGGAATTTCTGTGTGTAAAGAGTGGGAAGATTTTGAACGGTTTTATTTGTGGGCATTAGAAAATGGATATAGCGATGAATTAACTATTGAAAGAAAAAATGTTGATGGGAACTATGAACCAGGAAACTGTGAATGGATTACATGGGAAATGCAAGCGTCCAATAAAAGGAAAAGAACTTCTATACTGAATAGAGACGTAAAAACTGGGAGGTTTGTGAAAAGTGCGTGAGATTTTGTTTAAGGGGAAGTCTCTTTTGTCTGGCGAGTGGGTAGAAGGGTATTACATAGGCCCAATAGGTGTACTTGATGTACATGAAATTTGTGATATTCATGATATTACAGGGACGCGTGTTGAAGTTGACCCCTCCACGGTTTGTCAGTACACCGGAATGACCGATAAGAACGGAACGAAGATTTTCGAGGGGGATATCATCCATTGGACGAACTGGAACGGCGAACAAAAAGAAGCCTCTGTATGCTATGATCAAGAGTGGAATAGATTTTGTGTTTGGTTGAATGGCACTGAAAGCATGGGCGTAAATATACATCTGTCAACGAGCGGAATTGAGATCGTCGGCAACAAATTCGATGGAAGAAAAGATGATAGTTAATGAACAAAGGAAAGTGAAACTTGTAAACTGCTGTAATGCGATTTATGCTGAAAACGAGCTAATTAACGCTGCGTTATGGTATAGTGATAAACCGATTTGCAGTACAAAGAAAATAGTTTTACGTAGAGACTATCCATCAATTTGCATTTACGATAAAAAAATTTCAATTCATAGATTACTCATGATGTATTGGCTACAAGAAGAAATCCCGGATGGGTATATTGTCCACCACATCAACGAAAACAAGTTGGATGCACGAAAAGAGAATCTGGCCCTCGTCCCATTTACAACACATCAACATTATCATAATGCAGGGAAAACCCTGACAGATCAGCATCGGGAAAAAATAAGCCAAGCGAATTACAGAAGATGGGAACGTGTACGAAAAAATAACATCCACGACGGGGAGGGCTACGATGATGATTAAACTGCTTCTTTTTCTGGGCATCATCCTGTCTATTGTCAAAGCAAACGGATGGTTTATAGTCCCGATGCCTGTTTTGGTTTTCTGCTGGGTAGGAAGCTTCGTTTGCTGGATGATTTATTCGTATGCTCTTGGTGTAGGCGAAGGAGCCGCAAAAGAGATGAAAAAGAAAGTCCACGACGGGGAGAGCCGACAATGAAATGCGAGAAATGTGGAAAGGAAATCGAGAATTTATTAGTCGATACGTTCCTCCGTGATGGGAGCGACGCTGACATTGAACAGCCTATCGTTGAATGTGAGCACAACGCCGCCTACATCGAAACAACACAGAATTGGACAGGCTATGACCTGTCAGAAGAAGAAATGCTTGAAACGATAACCTGTCCACACTGCAAGCAGTTCCCATTCAAGAGCACAGAGATACAGGTTTATGATGTAGTGCGGGTTGTGTGCTTCAAGACGGAGGAGGACGGACAGAAAAATAATAAATAAAGTTTACAATAAAAATAAAAAAAGGTAAAAATATTATTTATGATTAAATTAATTAAAAATTTATGGACTACAGCAATTTCTGGATTAATTGCATCAGCTGTTATATTCTTTGTTATTTTAACTACTATTGCTTCTGCAAGGGTTCCTAATGGCGTTGATATTGAAAATTTTGATGCGAATGTTAATTATATGACAGAAATGTATGAATGTGCTAAATTAAATACAGATCATAGTTTAATTGTTGGAGCAATTTATGAACAACAAAGAAATTTGAAGATTGATTTCTTAAATTTAAGTGAATATGAAAAGACAGACTTTTTCAAAGAAGAAAATACTGGAGAACAAATTTTAACTTGTATCGAAAATTATCTAAATGTAACAAAAGATGATTTTAATTATGAAGATTATTATACAACCAATGATGTAAATATGCTGGCTAAAGTTGCTTATTGTGAATCACGAGGGATTAAAAGTAAAACTGAAATTGCTTGCGTTATGTGGGTTATTTTGAATAGAGTAGATAATGATAATTTTCCTGATACTATTTCAGATGTAGTTTTGCAACCCAACCAATTTGCATATAGATCAAATGCTTCTACTGTTAGTGATTATGGTTATGATTTGAAAATTTTAGCAACAGATGTCCTTAATAATTGGGCAAAAGAAAAAGCTGGAAGAACAGATTATATAAGATGTTTACCAAAAGAATATTTATATTATGGTGGAGATGGTATTCACAATTATTTTAGAACATCTTATTTAGGTGGAACAAAATGGGATTATTCTTATGGATATCCTTATGGATGATTATAAAAGGGAGTGAAATATTATGATTATTAATGGTAGTATTGGACAAAAATTAACTAACGAAATTGCCCCATCGGGGGGGGGGGGGGTAGCTGCTTATTGGGAAGGAGAGATAGATCAAGATTATAGTACAATAGATATATCTTTTAATGAAGGGTATACAACTTATAAATGGGCGATAATAAGTGTTAGTTCTTCTGTTCAAGAGCCGCATTTATATAATACTTTTATTTTCAAAAAAGGCGGAGAAACAAGTTTTGAAATAATGAGTTCTTCAGGTACATCAAGTATTTTTTATATTGACATGTATGATGATATAAGGATACTGTGTCATGGAGACTATATGTTATATGCACATATATTGTTTTTTTATTAAAGGAGTATAATATGATTAATCTTACACAAAACTTGGGGGGGGGCAAAATCATTACTTCCCTAAAGGAGGCTAATGATAGTGTCTAAATATAATATTACAATG